ACACCGAGTACGAATTTACCAGCTTCAATGTTTGGAGTAACGAATACTTTCATACCATTGAATGTACCAGCCATGTAAGGACCGTTTACATTGCTTGCAGAAGCAGCTTTGAATCCAGGAACGAAAGTAAGTACAGGCATAAGGTCAGAAGCAACTAACATGTAGTTAGGCATAAATCTCTTAGTTCTGTCATATACTTTTTGTTTTGCTTTTTCAACAACTGCTGCGAATGCTGCGTAGTGTTCCATCATAGAGATACCATAAGGTACTGTTTTATTGAATACAACTGCGTCATCTGCATCTGCATTGTCGATAAGAAGTTGGCAAACTTCAGTATCAATTTCGTAACTTAATTGAGCAACAGCTTTTTCAGCAAGTTGATCGCCAAGGTCGAAACCATAATCAGTTTTAGCTTGGAAAGCAGCCATTTGGCTGTAGTAGATAGCAATTCTTCTAGCTCTTGCAACAAGAGGAATAGTATCCATTTCAGCGTTTACAACAGGAAGGTCGTTTTGAGGAATAGAAACGTTATCATATACATATGCAACTCTATCACCTTCTGCAACAGCTACAACACCATCATCATTAAAGTTTGCATATTGTTCAGAACCATCTGCTTTCATGATTTTAACATCATATTTAGCATCATCATGTCTGAAGAAACCTTTTAATACAGGGGTCCAAGCTGCTTTGAATTCAGTTACACCAGCACCAATAGTTTCAACAACTTTATCGGAAGTGTAGTAAGGATCAACTTTACCAAGACCGAAAGGACTGTTAAGTACTTCGCCTCTCTTTGAATCACCTTTGTTTGAACCAACAGTATATTTAATGTAGTTAACATAACCGCTGAGTGAGCTCATAGGTTGTACGAGAACGAGGTCGAAAGCAATAAGGTTAGGAGTAGCAACAGTAGTAAGGTTCATAGAGAATTTTCTGAAATGACCCATGTCGCTTCTTTGAGTACCAACGCTTTGTTCAAACGCTTCGCTTAAGAATTTGTTTTGGTTTTCAAGTAATTTTGCAACAACGAGTTTCTTTTGTTGAGGAAGTTTTTCGCCGTTGTGTGATTTTGCATAATAGCTTTCAGACACTGCAAGTCTGGTTTTATAACTTTCAAGTAAGTTAGCCATAATATTTATTTCCTTTTTATCATAAATCTAATTTGTCTAAGCCTGCTAGACGTAATAAACTGTCATCTATTTCGTCATCAACCCATGTTTTAGGCTTAATGGGTTCTTTTGATTCAGTAACTTTAACTTTCACTCTTTTATTTGAGTCGATAGAAATAGGAAGTTTGCTAAGCTTTATCTGATATCCTTGCAAACTCTCGCAAATTTCATCTACATCATCGAAAGTACAATCTTCTGTGAGTCTGTTTTTAATTTCTGTAGCTGAAATACCTAACGTAAGTGCTTTTGAATCTATATATCTAGAAACAGCTTCTTGAGCTATCTTTTTATAATGTTCCACAAGCTTGTTAGATTTTTGAGTTTTTTCAGAATATTCTTTAGCTTTAATAGCAGAATTCTTCTTTAAGTCTTCTATCTATTCGGTTAAACTTTTCTGAGTTTTTTCTGATTCGCGTCTTTCAAGTGTTAGCTTTTCTGTAAGCTTCTGTATCTTATGATCTTTTTCAGATTCTAAAGACTCATTTATAGCTTTCTTTTCAGCTTTTTCTTTTCTTACTGCTTCAGAAAGTTTTGCGTAACGCTTACTAGTTGCGTTAAGCTGTTCGGTTGTTTCATGTAATCTCTCAGTAAGGGAGCTAATCTCTGATTCTAAAGCAGTAACTTTATCTTTATCAGTGCTGATTTGATTTGCTTTAAGCATTTCAATTTCTTCTTGATACTTAGCTTCTTTTGCATAGCAAACTGATAACTGTTCTTGCACAGCTTGATATGATTCAGTTAATTCTTTATTCTTGAGAATTTCTCTCTGTAATTCTTCTACTAAAATCATTCCGTTATCTTCGGCTACTTTCTCAGTTTGAGGAACTACTGATTCGGTTACTTTATTATCTGATTTTACAGACTGTTTAGCCTGTTCCATCTTATAATCTATTTTTAAGTTTCTTAAGCTTTCAACCATAATTCTTTTTTCATCTTTTGTAGCAGATTCTAAAGATTCTCTGATTGCTTGCTTAAATGTTTTATTACCTACAGATTCTTTTAAAGCAAGTCTAGCAGCTTTAACTGCTGGTAATAAAACTAAATCGAATGCTTTGAGCTCATATGTATTTGAGTCTACATGCTCTTTTCCATCAAAAGCTTCGTAGACATCACCATTACCTCTTGAGCTTACACCTAACTTATATCCATATTTTGCAAGTGTATAAGCAATACGTCCATTTGGTGTATCTAAAATATCAAATCTTGCATAAAGTTTACCATCTTTTCCTCTTTTAGGTTTTTCAGGCATGCAAATTGCTACTTTAGATGTATCAGTTTCTGTACGATCTGTTGGGTGATCTAACTCACCTAATAAACCGCCGCATTCGAAGTATTCGTTTACGATAGGATCTTTGAAAACATTTTCCCAAAGCTCTTCATCATACTGTCTATCATTTCTCGTAGGATTTATTACATCTGCGCAGGGTCCTTCGAGAACACCGAGGATAGCTTCGCCTTTCTTATTAACTTTTATTGAGTCATCTAAAACTAACTCTTCGTTTCTCTTTAAGGGTGCTGACATGTATATTTTCTTCCTTTTTACACTGTTTTGTACAGTTTTACATATAATTTAGCATATAAAAATTTGAATTTTTACAAAGAAATTATGTTTAAGTGTTGTTTAAGATAATATTATAATATATTATATATATAATAATTAATTATTTAAACTAGTTTAAAAGATAAATTATTTAAAAAGATAACTAGTTTAAAAATATAATAATAAATATATAACTTATTTTACTTAAGCAACAGTTGTACGTTGTCCACTTAAAAATTCGAAAGCTACAATATCAGCTTTTATCAAATGTAATAATTTTACACAATTTGCTAAATCATAATTTTCATAATACATAGTTAAAACTTTTGTAATTTCAGAAGCTCTACTATGTCTTAAAAACATTTGTTTATCATCTACATTTTTACTAAATAAAAGGATTTGTAGATTTAGAGATGCTAACGTAGTAAGCACTTCGTTAACATCTTCTATTTCTTTCATTATGTTTATGTATAATTTAGATTTTTTCTAGTTATAACTTTTTCTGATATGAGTATAAAATTTACTTAAATCCATTTCTCTATTTTCATTTATAAATTTTATAACATCCATAGGTATATTTTTAGTTGTTAAAACTTTTGTAATTTGATTTTTTGTATCAAACCCACTTTTTGACATATCTGTTAATATTAAAACTAGATCATTTTTTGAAATCATATTTTAGTCTCCATGGTATAACCAACTGATTTTTTTTTTATTTTTTTTTTGAAGAATTAAGGTTTTAAATAACATCAATCTGTATGAAATTATGTTAACCTTCAAAAGTAGTCATATCTACGCCTAACTCATCTGGTGTAGGTAAAGTAGCTCCAGTATCCATAGGCTCAATCGTTTCTTCTCCGCTATCTAAACTTAAATCAGTTTCAGAGTCATCTGTAACACCTAATCCTAAATCTAATTCAGCTTCACTAGGTTCAGAAGATGCATCTGCAAACATATCTCCAGAATCATCACTCAAATCAATATCATCTGTTGTTTCTTCTGGATTATTTTCTGCTTCTTGCTGCTCTTCTAAATTATCTATTTGTTGTTGTATTAAGTCTATAACTTCGCCATCAGTTAAAATTTTTGATAATAGAGATTTCATAATTTTAAGCTTAATTACAGAATCGTCTATATCACCTAGCATATTCATAATATCAGTTGTAACACCAACTTTATTACTTAAATTTTCACGTCTATCTAACTCTTCTTGAGTAGTAGGTGCAAGCATTCTAATATTAAATTCGTTAACATACGTTTTAAGATTTCTATCTAAAAGCAATAAGTTAACAGCATCTGTAAGCAATTGAGTCATTGTGCTTTGGATACGTTTAACCATTTTACCATAACGTGATGAAATAATAGATAATGATTGTCCACCGCTAAATCCGGCGTTATCATCTGTTACACCGAAATATTGTTTAGGAACACGAAGTGATCCAAACCATTTATCTTGATAATAATCTAGGTCAGCTAAAGATTTAACATCTACATCACCACCGATTTGGCTTGCTGTAATAGCACCAACACCTTCGTGAGTAGGTACATAAATATTATTTTCTATAGGACCTGGATTAGTGTACTCATTTATTGAGTTACCTGCATTTATAGCAGCTTTTTGTTCGATTAAGGATTTTATACCTTGCAAATGTGGGCCTACCATTTCTTTAGGCATATCACCTACTTCTACACCAATTACACGAACAATAGATGATTTTGTAATACGATTAAGTAAAACAGAATTTTCGAGAAGTTGTAATTCTCGCCAAGTTTTAAATGTATTATACAAAAGTGATTGGCCACGTTTAACTGTGTAAGTTAAAGCATCAGCTTCTTTATCACTATCACCTATAAAAATCTATACTGTTTCTGGTGTTCTGCTAGAATTATCTTCTAAACAGCCATGTACAAAATCTGTAGCAGAGTGTAACTCAACATCACTCTGCTTAAATCTATAAGAAAGTAAATTATTAGCTTGATAATATCCAGTAACAGAATCAAATGTTTGTGTTGAGTTAACATGAGCTTTTATATAAGCATAAGTCTTACCTAGTTTTGTAAGCTCAAAAATTTCTGCTGGATTTGAGTGCATTTCCATATAATTTACATAGTGATCATTTTTAGAATATGCTTTTATTTTAACAGCTTCATTGAGAGCTGTTTTCTTTTTATTTTTAAAACTATTAAATAAATCAGCTTCCTCAAAATCTGACTCTCTATATAATCTTAGATATATATCACCATATTTACAAAGTGAGTATGTCCATTTATATATATTTTTATCTACGTTCATAGCATCTAATAAAAATTGTACATATTTCTGCACATCTGGATTAGATGCTTCTACCCAAACTATTTGGCCTTGATCATTTGGCTCAGTAGCATCTTCTGCATAAGTCTCTAAAACAGCTGCTACGGTAGAATCTTGACACATAGTATCTAGTAAAGCATATACTTGATCTCTGCTTTGTGATATATTTGTGAAAGCATCTAGAGACGAGATATCTAAAAGATTATTTGTACCAGCTTGAATAATGTTTTGATACATAGTTTGCTTAGTATCAATACCTATCTCACGTTCTGGAGCAGGTGCAGCCTAGATAACTTTATTATAAACTGCAGGCTCTTCTCGATATACGGAGCTTTCATTTTTATCTAATTTTGTTTTTGTTGTATCTACAGGCATTTTTTATTCCTCGTTAAAACAACACTATGCCTTGAGCCATATAAGCCGGAGCATAAGGTTGTGCAGCACCATTTCCAAAATCTGTGTATGGTGATTTTTTCTATTGTTGTGTATTATCAGGTTTAGTTTGCTCAGTCTTTTGAATATGTCTAGCCATAGGGTCAAACATTTTCTACAATTCTTGCTAAAAAGCTTCATTTATTTCTTGCGTCTACGATTGTATAGTAACAGTTTTGCTTACATCTTTGACTACATCTAAATCTTCTCCATAATCAAATGCAAACTACTCACCATGTTTACTAGCTTCAAAAATAGCACCGCAAACTGCGTCACTGATATCTTTTGAATTTATACCTGAGGTTGTATGATCTACATGACCATCAGATAATTTTTCAAGACCAATAACTTCTTCTGTTAATAATTGAGTCTTATATACCTATAATCTATTTTCATATATTGTAGATCTAAAATAATGATAAGGCTCACAAATTTTATTTTTACCTTCGCCAGTCAACCTATCTACAGATTGAGTTTCACAATCGAAACCATGAGCTCTTAAATCCTGTAAAACAGGTGCTGACTAGAAAGTATCGCTAGTTATCTTTTTAACATTAAAACCGTTTTCTTTGAGCCAATATATAAATTTCTTATTTTTTTCAAAAGAAATTTGAGCACCTTTAGGTGCTTTTATAGCACAAGAAAAAGCTACTCTATAATATAAAGATTTTGACTAATCCTAACCCTCTGATACATAAGTCTTTCTCTTAATCCAAACACCAGCTATACCAGTTTTGTCTCCAGATATAGACATATCGAGATGTATATATAAAGGCCTACTTTTCAAATCCGATGGGACTTGAGATAAGTCAAAATAATCATAATACTAAACTTTATCATCTTTAGCATCACCAACTTCTAAAATTTCTTTTGTGAAAGGATTTTTGATTTCTAAATCTACACACTCATTCCATTTCATACCAGAAATATATTTTAAAGATGATGCTGTAGCTATACCAGCTATATCAGTGAATGCTCCATCAAGATTTTCGATAAAGTTTTCTAAATAACCAATAGGTACATGGAGCATAGAATAGCCTTTAGATCTATACTCATCAA